AATTGGTAATTACAGGGACCGAAATCTTTTTTAATGCGTCTGAATGTTATCATTAGAATGGGACCTCCTCGTCTGGGCTATTGGGTATCCAAGGTTTAGGATACGTTGTTTGTTCAACTTGTTTTGGTTGTTTGGGTTCGATGACCCCGATAGTATCTAAAAAAACAATTAAGTCCAAAGGCATTTTAACTTTTGAACTTTATAACTTTAAAACGGTCACAATTTTTAGAAACGTAGTAATTATCTTTAGATACTTCTTGAACCGTGAGCCCCTGACAACAATCATCTACTACGGAATGGCACTTTTCGCATTGTTCATGGCCGTGGACATAGATTGTTTTTCCTTCGTGACCGCATCTATTACATCTCATTTTAATCCTCTTTTACGTCTATATTATTGATAATATCGGGTCTTTTCAAGGGGGGTTTTTTTACATAAAACTCTTCATATTTGTATGTTTTGTGACACTTGTATCCTTCACCATATATTTTATCGGACCACATTTGACATTCTTCTTCTGTTTCAAAATGAGCAACGGTAAGTAAGCCATATAATATGATTTTATTCATACCTCTCTCCCTAAGGCTCTTAACTTTAATACAAATCTTTTCAATTCTTCTCTTGATCTTTCGTGATCTCTGGCAACATCTCTGTGTTGTTCTAATTCAAAGACCTTGGTTTCGTAATGATCTACCTGTTGACGTAAAAAGTTAAGTTCATACTCTTCCGCAGGACTAAGTTTTTTTGTCATTCTTTTTTCCCTTTTTTTTAAAAAAACGTAACTTTTTCCAAACCCAACGATTTGCGTGATCTTTATTTGGTTTGTAAAAATTATGTATGCTAAACTGCTCGGCTATTGTTTTTTTATTTTTTTCCATAAGAATCAGTATGCGCTTTTATGGGATAACTGTCAAGGCATAAAAAAAGAGCCGTTGTTTTCGACATTGGGTGGTTTGAACAACGACTCTTTATACATGGAGTAATTAGAGCGTAAGCGATATTATAAGACGCGTCAAGTTCTTTTTTCTTGAGGTATTAATTCTTTATTTTGATAGGCTTCGTAGACTTGATACATGATCTTTAACTGTCCGCCCATAGTACGACCCTGTTCACGAGACAAAAGCTTTAATTCTTTGTACACTTCTATCGGAACAAGCACACTTTTCCACTTAGTTGTATCCATTTGGCATCTCCTTTAATAGAAATGTATAAGATTTTATTAGATAATTCAAGCAAAAAAAAGTGTGCCCCCACGAAAGGGAGGAATAGGGGCACAAATTGAGGTGGTAAACAAGGCAAAATTATGAAGCATTACCCCAACAAGACCCCACCTCGACATCACATTTGTTGGGAACTTCTAATGGTACCGCATTTTCCATGATTCGCGAAATGTTTTCTGCATCTGACCTATCTTTTACTGAAATAGCGACCTCATCATGTATTTGTATGAGGGGAATGCGCCCTGATTGGTAAATATCAACCATGGCTTGCTTTGTCATATCAGCCGCCGACGCTTGAATAAGTCTATTCAAGGCTTTATACGTATAAGCTCGCTTTAGTTTGGTGGTTTTACCGTATTCCTGTACGGCTTGTTCAAATGGTAGGGCTTTATTCATTTCAAAACGGTCTGGTTCCCATAAATCAAAGCGACATTTTCGTCCGAGCAGTGATCTTACTGAGCCAGAGCTATCTCGTTCATTTAAATGGTTCATAACACCGTTCATCAAACCCTTAACAAACGGCACTCGCTCGTGGTATTGACTAATTATATTCTTGGCTTCTTCTATTTCTATGCCTAATTGCTCAGAGAGCTTGTTAACGCCCATGCCGTACATCATGGCAAGGTTAATAACTTTAGCCCTTTTCCGTGGTATCTGGGCCATCTCGGCTACCATAGTATGAAAGTCCGTGGTCGGGTCTTCGTTATAAGCTTCTACAAATTCAGCGGCACCCTTCAAAGGTACCTTCCTAGAAATGCCAAACACATGAGCGTAATGGACCAAGATCCGTGGTTCCTGTTGCGAGAAATCAATAGAGCCCCACTGCTCACCTTCTTCAGGTAAGAATAAACTGCGTATCATAGGACCTAATTCAGGATCTCTAGCGGGGATTTGCTGTAAATTGGGGTTATTCATGGAAATACGACCAGAAACGGTCCCGCCTTGGTCAGATCGGATTTGATTAATATGACTATGAATGCGCCCATCTTTATGACAATGCTTCATAATGGTGTTAATAAACGTCCCTCTGGCTTTATTAAGGTTGCGCTGACCCACAATAAGCTTGGGTAATTCGTGTGGATGCTCCAAAAGAAACGATTTAGTGAACGACGGTGCGCCTTTTTCGGTCTTTGGATAGTTTATATTGAGTGCATCAAAGGCCTTTGCGAGTGATTGGGCCGCCCATATTTCAACATCGTGACCTACCATACGTCTAATTTGCTGTGAAAGTATGATTTCTTTCTTTAATAAGCTATCTTTTGTTTTTTCTAGTGCATCTTGGTCAACACGGACCCCTTTCCATGTCATATCAATCAAACAGGGCAGTAAATTTAACTCTAATTCAGCTATTTTTGACAATCCCTGCTTATTTATTTGTACAGAAAAGTAATTCCATAGGTCCAAGGTCAGTTTTGCGTCGTCGGTGGCATAAGGGCCGACAAACATAGCGGGCATCTTCCACATTTCAGCTTTTGGATCGATACCAAAGGCAGAAGCAGCTTCATTAAGCTCTTTTTCAGACTTAGTTTTGTTTAAATAGTCATAAGAAAGGGCATTAAGGCTATAACTAAAGCGGTTTTCGTCCAAAAGGGCTGCAATAACCATGGTATCAATCAGTTTACCGTTAAGTGTAAACCCAGATTGACGTATCCAACCCGCATCATACTGTGCATTGTGCATAATTTTGTCCGCAGGGCTTTCAAAAACCTTTTTTAACCACCTATTGACGATTAATTCGTCTAAATTACCTCCGCCGACGTGTTTGATGGGTATGTAATGTGCCCAATTCTCTGTGGCAATAGCATATCCAACAATCATACCGTCGCCTGTAGGCCAACCCGGTCCTTTTGTTTTAATGTTGGGATCTCTTGTTTCTACGTCAATCGCAATTTGCTTACAGTTACTGAGATCGGGTAGTTCATGTGGGGGCACCCATTCACTTTTGGGTGCAAACATACTTAATTGTAAAGACATTACTTCTCTCCACCAAGCGCACCATAACCGCATATATCAAGCCAACTGTCTTCGTGATCGGGTGTTTCAATCAATCGACAGAGCTTAACGGCTACCATACATTGATAAACTTGTGCTACCGTTACCTCTTTTCCTAATATGACTGACCACATTTTTGCTATACGTTGATGGTTTTCGTATGCGTCGCCATAATCTTTTGCTCTTGGTCCATTGATCATGGACTCTGCTTTGTTAAGTATTTCTGCTCGTTTCATAAATCATAACTCCTCGTTGCGTCTTCGGGTTCGACGATATAAAGATTTTCTTTTGCCCTAGTTACGCCCACGTAAAAAACCCGATGAATATCATCAGGTTCTAAACGTGAACTTTGTTCAGCTGCCCACGATAAATCCGTATGTAATACGACATTATCGGCTTCTCCTCCCTTTGAGCCGTGGATCGTGGACACTGAAATACGCGGTATTCCATTGAATTTTTCACCGCGTCTTAACATGGCAATAATATACGCTCGTTCTTCTTCTGGAATTTTATCAAGCGCAATGTGCCATATATCTTCTAACTCTCTTAATAAACCAAAGTTGCTCTTTAGCTCCTCATACGTAATCATATCACCATCATCTAAGCCTGTTAGCTTCTTATACCCACGCTTAACACCTTTGCCTACTGACATATAGTGATACATTGTTCGTGCGTCAGCCCCAGAGATGGGACGTTCTTTACGTAAGTCTTCCCAAGCATTAACAGCGACGCTAATCTTTTGATTGATGGACCGTGAGCCACGGTATTCAAACAATAATCCGTTGGACCTTAGCGTTGTCTTTACAGGACTAAGCTGATACCCCGCCTGAGCTAGAATGAGCCATTCGCCTTTAGACATATCAAGTTGATTAAGATCCCATATACGTTCTACTTGACCTTCATGGTCTTTAGGATCGTATTTCTTTGCATGACGACGACGTATGCGTTTAGCAAGCTTTTCAGCAACATGATGAACATTCTTAGGTATACGGTGGGATTGAGACAGTGTTTCAGATGGTCCGTCCATAGAGATAAAATGATGAACATCAGCCCCTGCCCATTTATATATGGCTTGATCATCGTCACCTGCACAATACATTTTTTTTGATTTCTTT